GCAGGTGATGACACCTGGTACAGAGTCAAGACCGTTACTAATACGACCACAGGTTTCATTGAAGATGACTTGGATGACGTAACTAGCCAATACTCAGGAGGCACAGTTACAACCGCCTCCTATGTAGTTGAAGCCGCAACCGTTCTTGCTATAACTTCCTCAAACCTGCTTTCCAAAATCGCCGCTTTGAAACAGAAACTCGATCTCGCTGAGAGCCGAGGATTCTCTACCGTCCCGGATTCAGACCGCTGGCTGTTGGTCCCGCCGGAATTTGAAACAACCTTGACCCAAGCCACAGGTATTGCCCTGCACGTTCCCGAAGTTTACTCAGAACTGGTTAAAAAGGGCATGATTGGTGAACTGCAAGGATTCAAAGTCTTCAAGACCAACCGCTTAACTGGTAACAATACTGATGGATACCATGTAATCGCCGGACACCCATCCTGGATGACATTTGCAGAAAAGACTCTGCAAGCCAGAATGGAAGAAGATTTGATCGGCGACTTCGGCACAGCTTACAAAGACTTATTTGTCTACGGTAAGAAAGTAACTGACAGCCGCAGGCACTTTGCTGCTGAACTGTTTGCTACATTCGCTTAAAAATTTATTGTTCGGTTCCTTAAAGCCTAGCGTTTTAAGCCTAGTGTTTAACATCTAGGTTTTAAACAAAAGGCTTTTTTTTATGGCTACATTTAAACTAAAAGAAAATCTACCACTTTTAACCAGAAACGAGATCGACAGAGTACTCGCAATTCCTAGTGGAAAAAGAACCGATATAGAAGCGGCCTTTATATTAGCCAGAACTCCCTATTTAACTAACAAGGTACTGAGTTATGACTACAACGGTTTAATCTTTGAAGCAGAGGGTAACGAACTTCCAACAGGAGACGCTGGTTTTAGACCTGGTTGCCACTTCTACAAACTCAACAAGGGTGGAGTGAATGTATTTTTAAACTCCGGCACTAGTGATTACGCAGAATGGGTACTTGTTACTGCAGCCACCACAACCGATCTCTCAGCCTCAGACTCTGCATCAGTATCACCCAGCGCCTCAGAATCAGTCTCACAATCTGTCTCTCAATCACCGTCAGTCTCTCCGAGTTCGTCAGCCTCTAAATCTCTGTCACAAAGTGCATCAGCTTCTAGTTCAGCTTCCAAGAGTGCTTCTAAGTCAGCCTCACCGTCTTCCTCACCTTCTAAGTCTGAATCTAAGTCTGCATCACCCAGCTCCTCAGTTTCTAAGAGCTTGTCTCCGTCTGGAAGTCCATCTCCCTCTGGTAGTCAATCTCCGTCAGGATCAGGATCGGCCTCAGCCTCTAAGTCTTTGTCGCCCTCAGGTTCTATTTCAGCTTCCAAGTCACCCTCATCCAGCTATTCACCTTCTTCGTCTGGTTCTAAGTCTGAATCAGCTTCTAAGAGTCCGTCTGGATCTCCAAGTCCATCTGGCTCTGAATCTAAGTCGAGTTCTGCTTCAACCAGTCCGTCAGCTTCCATTAGCAAGTCTCCTAGCGAATCACCATCGGCTAGCCCATCATTACCATTTAATTAATCTATGAACCCTACAGCCTTCATATTAGATAAGATAAAAAAATCAGAGGATTCAGTTACTCTGGCAGTTGGGGGATATGAAACAGCCGTTATTCAGGTTACAGGCACATGGTCTGGGTCATTATCCCTTGAAGGAACGATTGATGGTGAAAACTGGTTTGCTATCTCAGGTGCTTCTATTCCTGATGCCGTGTCTACTAGCTCAACCTTTAATAATGGACAGTGGAGGGCGACAGTTTCAGGATTGTTTAAAGCACGTGTTCGTGCAACAGTAATTAACTCTGGTGAAGCTACGGTAAGTATCTTGGCGGTTTCCTAATTGACAAGAAACAGGGGTGTGTGAAATAATTAAATAGATGAGTGAAAACGTACTTAACTTCTATGATGCCCTCCGGGCGACAGTTGATGGAAAACGAATAACTAAATTGGAATGGGACGACGTACGAGATTACGGTCTGTTAAAAGATGGTATTTTACAGATTCATAAAGCTGGAGAGGCAGAAGAAACCCTACACCCTTGGATTATTAATGACGGTGATTTAGCTGGGGAGGACTGGATAATCTTATGAAGGTTGCGGTAGTCGGAAAAGGGTGGGTCGGCCGTGCGATGATTGAGCTGTTTCCTGATGCGTATGTTTATGATGAACCACTTGGAATTGGCACGAGAGAAGAAGTAAATAAATGTGACGTGGCTTTTATATGCGTACCCACACCATGTCCGTCTGAGGGGGCGCTGGACACTTCAATCGTTGAAGAAGTCGTGTCGTGGTGCGCTTGTCCTCTTCTAGTAGTTCGTTCAACGGTTAATCCGGGTACTTGCGACCATTTGATGGTCAAATACAACAAAGCAATCGTCATGCAACCGGAATACCTGGGTGAGACACCCAACCACCCCATGACAAATCAAAAGGAACGGCCGTTCTTAATCTTGGGTGGTGAGCCTTGGAACCTAAAGACTCTGATTGAACTATATCAAACTGTATACAACGCGAACATTTCCATCCGACAAGTTACCTTATATGAAGCTGAAGTTATTAAACTAACCGAGAATCGAGCCATAGCTTATAAAGTCGCTCAATGCCAGGAGCTGTACGATGTCTGCAAGAAGAAAGGTCTGAACTACTACACCATCCGAGATGCAGTGTACGGTGACGATCCTAGATTCAATCTATGGTGGACGTTCGTTTTTCCTGATAAAAGAGGCTTCAATTCAAAGTGTATCCCGAAGGACATCTATGCCTGGTGTGCGTGGGCTGAGTCCCTAGGCTATGAACCAAAAGTTACCAGAGCCTTACTTGAAAAGAATAAAGAATATATCAATGGGACTAAATAAGTTCAGAAACCATGCCTGTCCATGTGGAAGCCACAAAAAGTGGAAAAAATGCTGTTATCCGCTAGTACCAGTCCCTCCACCGCTCCACAAAGCGGGTGATAAACTACCCAATGCTATCAGTAGTAATTCCCAACCGTAATTCCCCGTTTTTAACCAAAACAATAGAAGACCTGCTGGCCAAGGCTGAGGGTGAGGTTGAAGTCATTGTAAATGTTGACGAACAACGCCCTGAAACCCTTGTAGAAGACCACAGAGTCACTTACCTGTTTAATGATAGCCCTATTGGATTGCGAGCCGGTATAAACGCTTGTGTGGCGAAAGCTAAGGGCGATTTCATTATGAAAATTGACGATCATTGTTTAGTGGGACAGGGATATGACCGAATCTTAATTGAAAACCACCAGCCTAATTGGGTTCAGATACCAAGAAGGTACGCCTTAGATGCTGAAAACTGGCAGATTGAAGACCGGAGTGATGACAAGTACCCGATTGACTATATGTACATTGATTTCCCCCGTAAAGGTAAGGCTCACGATGACGGGATGCACGGCGTACCTTGGAAAGAACGCCGGGAGGAACACAAAGACCTTGAAATAGACGACACTCCCTCCATGCAGGGGAGTTGCTACTTCATGTCCACCGTCCACTTTATCTACTTCTTAAAAGGATTGAACGAAACCGGCTATGGTCAGTTCTCACAGGAATCTCAGGAAATCGGATTTAAAACATGGCTTGGAGGGGGAGAGGTAAAAGTCAATAAAAAAACCTATTATGCACACCTGCATAAGGGGAATAGGTATGGCAAGATGTACAACATCCCCAACTGGAACCAGTACACCAAAGAAGCCTCCGAATGGTCAGCTTCACACTGGTTGAATGATGAGGAACCGAACATGGTTCATAAATTCGAGTGGTTCATTGATGAGAAGTTCCCTGGTATGCCTTCATGGCCGGCTAATTGGAAAGAAGAGATAGAAAGGATGGGATGGATAGATTAAGCGAGTTGGGCCTGAAATACGGCACAGACAAGATAGGTAAGCACAACTATTTACCTGTTTACCATGAGATGTTCAAGGACAGAAGAGACACGGTAAATAAGGTTGTGGAAATAGGTGCGGGAGAAGGGTTGGGGCTTCGTATGTTCAGAGATTACTTCCCTAACGCTATGATTTATGGAGCAGAGATTGAGGACAAGCGGTTATTTGAAGAAGACAGAATACGAGTAATCAAATGTGACCAATCGAAAGCACTAGATCTAAGTGTCTTGCTAGAGATTACTGGTACGGATATTGACCTATTTATAGACGATGGCTCCCATAGGCCGGAAGATCAAATCTCGACCTTTTTGGCTGTAATGCCGAAGCTGAATAAGGGTGCAATTTATGTAATAGAGGACGTTGCTAAACCCGATATTGTGAATTACTTTGCTGGATATGAATATAAAGTTAAATCTGTTGGTAAGCGGTACGATGACCGCCTTGTGATATGCAAAAAGTAAGCGTAATCATACCCGCTAGGGGGGAATCGTTTGAGAACCTGTCCCGGACAGTCAAAAGCATCTACGATAACGCTACAGGGGACTTTGAGATCATCATTGGTTATGACGGCACGAAACCCCACAACCTGAAAGGGTTTGAAGACAACCGAACAAAGATTATCGCTTTCCCCTCTACCGTAGGAATAAAGACCAATATTAACGCTATGAGCGCTATGGCAACTGGAAAGTATATCTACAAGTCAGACGCGCATTGTTCATTTGGTAAGGGTTTTGATGAGATTTTGCAGGAGGGTATGCAGGAAGACTGGATCGTCATGCCCCGGTTTAAAATCATCACCCCCGACTGGGAGATACAAAAGAAAAACGGGCAAGAGGAATACTATGATTACTTCTACTTGTGCTGTCCGTTTACCGATCCCAGAGGCTTCCGATTCAAAGCGGGTGGACATTGGAAAGAAAGAACCTTAGAAAGAGACCGTTATTCTAATAATGTGAGAGTCCCAGAGTTAGTCGAAGATTACGCATTTCCTTTAATTGACGAAACCCCTCAAATACACGGATCCGGCTGGTTTATCAGTAAAGAACGGTATTTTGAGTTGGGAGGATTCCCCAATATCGACCCATATGGACACGCACAAGAGCCAATCTGGCTGGCTTTAAAGAACTGGCTAGCTGGGGGGAAGGTTATGGTTAATAAAAAGACCTGGTACGCCCATATGCACCAGCAAGGAAACAAGCGCGGTTATACGATGGATAAAGCCCAAGAGGATAAGTCATACCTAATCGCGGCTAACTACTGGGTGGGGGATAGATGGCACGAAAAGAAGTATGACTTTGAATGGTTTGTGGGTCATTTTGAACCCATGCCGACCTGGCCGGATAACTGGCGGGATTTACTTAGGGCGGAACAAAGGAGGCTCAATGGCTAAGACAATGGGGGTTAGTTTGGCTTATGGGACTCACTTGCCATGTCTTATAAAGGCAGTTGAGAAAACAAGGGGGGATATTCTGGAACTGGGGACTGGGGTATTCTCCACACCCTACTTACGTTACCAGTGTATGCTGTCCGGCAGGAAACTTGTTTCTTATGAGAACTATAAAGAGTGGTACGACTTCATGATGAAGTATTGGACACCGAACGAAAATCATGAGATCCTCTTTATTGAGGAGTACGCCAAGGCTCCGGTTGACCGGAAATGGGATGTAGTGTTGATTGACCAGACACCAGACTCTAGCCGGAGTGAAGAAGCCATCCGGTTAAAGGATCAGGCGTTGTATATCGTTTTGCACGATTCCAACCCAAGCAACGATAAAGTAACTCACTATTCCAAGGTCTATCCGCATTTTAAATACAAGACGACATGGACAGGAGACAGGAACTCAGCCACTGTGGTTAGTAATTTAGTTGATTTAACTGACTTTTGGAAATGAACACCTACGAGTACATCATCGACAAGTACAAACTGGATATAGGCAGTCAGTATATCGTAGACATTCCCGGTATCGGTAGAAACGATATGGCGAAGCTATTTGGTGAGTTGGGATTCAATCTGGGAGCTGAAGTCGGGGTTGAACAGGGCTTTTATTCCGAGATACTTTGTCAAGCCAACCCCAAACTCCATTTGTACAGCATTGACCCTTGGACTTCATCAGCTTACGAACCGGAAACCACCGGAGTCAGCAAAACTGAAGAACAGCATTTGAGTATTTATGAAGAAGCCAAGAAAAGACTCTTTCCCTATAACTGCACCATTGTCAGGAAAATGTCACTTGATGCCCTGTCCGACTTTGAAGACAATTCGTTGGATTTTGTGTACATTGATGCCAATCACGATTTTCCTAACTTCATAAACGACCTGCACCAATGGACAAAGAAAGTGCGTATGGGTGGGATTATCTCTGGACACGACTACGCTTTTTTTTCTTACCGGAAGTTTAATCACGTCAAGCGAGCGTTACAAGCCTACGCCAGATGTTACCGGATGATACCCTTATTTATCGTCGGGGCTGAAGAATATCAAGATGGAGTTACACGCGACCCGTACAGGTCATGGTTCTGGGTTAAAGATAAGTAATTATGGCTATTGTTGGTAATGGGGATATTGCTTCAGCTTTAAAGGACAAACCCGATTTTTTGTATTTTGCTTCGGGTGTCAGTAATTCCCTTGAGACCCGTGAAGAAGAATACAAAAAGGAAAAAGACCTGCTTTTTAGTCAGAATGTCTACGATCATATCGTTTATTTCAGTTCTTTGAGTATTTTCTACAAGGTTTCCCGATATACACAACACAAACTAGAGATGGAAGACATTATCAAGACCCGGTTTGAACACTACACAATCATGCGGTTGGGAAATATCTCATGGGGCAAGAACCCAAACACGTTGATTAACCATTTAAGAAACGAGTATAAGTCCGGCAGGCCTTTGGAGATCCAGGATGTTTACCGCTATATCATAGACAAAGACGAGTTTTTACATTGGGTCGACCTCATCCCGAACTGGAATTGTGAAATGAACTGTCCGGGTAGGAGATTAAAAGTTAAAGATATCGTCAAAGAATATGTCTTGTAACATCTCAATCTTTGCGAAAGAGGCTTTTTTAAACATTAACCCAAATGAGCCGCTTCGATTAAGAACAAAACCCATCAGGGGCGGTCATGTCATGCGAGTATCCTCTATGATCCGTGGGGATCAGATTGCTGATTATATTGGTGCTAAATTCAACCCTACCTCTGGATATGAGAACGATGTCTGCATCTACGTCAAGCCGATGGTTAGAAAAGGTGATGACTTTACATTTGAGGGTAAACCGTTCTTAGATATCATTGACGGCCACAATCTAGGTCAGCTAGCCGAACGACACCCTGAAGTTACCGTAATTGTGTGTTCTGAGGCCGATCGGGATACGATGTCGAGGGCTATCCCCAATCGGATCGTACTTATCCCCCAGCACCATTGCAACTTCGATCGGGTAAGGCGAACTAGGACTGAAATTAAGACAATGGGGGTTATTGGAACGACCGGGGCTTTTCCTCTACTTCCGGCTGAATTAAAAAGCGAACTTGCAAAAAGGGGAATGGAACTGATTGAGTTTTCCAAGTTCTTCTCCCGGCAGGACATTATCGACTTCTATTCAAAGATCGACCTTCAAATCGTATGGCGACCCTACAAGAAACTCCTGTCCAATCCCCTGAAGTTGGTCAACGCTTCATCTTTCGGGATTCCCACGATAGCCCTAGACGAGATCGCTTTTAAAGAGATGGGGGATTGCTATTTACCGGTCAATAACTTTGAGCAGTTTCTGGACAGGCTAGACGCGCTCCGCTCCGACCCAGGTATGTATGCAGAGTACGGACGCAGATGCTTAGAGAGGTCGGAAAGATATCATATTGAGAATGTTAGTAAGCTGTATCTGGATTTATGTTCGATTTAAGCATTTTAATCCCAGCGCGTAACGAGATGTTTATTGGTAGAACGATCGAAGATATATTGGAAAAGATCGAGGGTAAGACTGAGGTTATCGCTGTACTGGACGGCTACACTACACCTATTCCGGAAATCCCGACTGATCCAAGGGTGAAGATTTTAAAATACGATACCTCTATTGGCCAGAGAGCGGCCACAAATAGGGCGTGTGAGCAAAGCACCGCAAAATATGTGATGAAAATAGATGCACATTGTGCGTTTGACCAGGGGTTTGACGTCAAGATGCTCGAAGCTATTAAAGGACATGATAACTGGACAATGTCGCCACTGATGAAGAACCTTCACGCTTTCGACTGGAAGTGTAAAAAATGCGGTAACAGATGGTATCAAGCCCCTACTCCTCTTGAATGTTTAATGCCGGACGGTACTACCAAGAACACAAAGTGCGACAGTCGTGAATTTGAAAGGGTAATTGTCTGGCAGGGAAAGAGAAGTCCAAACAGTGTTTCCTATTGTTTTGATTCCGAGCCTCATTTTCAATACTTTGGCGAGTTTAGCAAACGACCTGAGGGACAGGGGGACATTACTCCATCTATGAGCCTTCAGGGGTCGTGTTTCATGTTGACCAGTGATAAGTACTGGGAATTAAAGATCTGCGATGAGGAGTTTGGATCGTGGGGGTCACAAGGGATCGAGGTTGCAGTAAAGACTTGGCTGTCCGGTGGTCAGGTGATGATAAACCATAAGACGTGGTATGCCCATATGTTTCGGACTCGCGGAGGGGATTTTGGCTTTCCCTATCCGCAAAATAGCTCCGGTAAGGCGAAAAAGACAGCAAGAGACTTATTCTTCTATAACAAGTGGGAGAAACAGATCCATCCGTTGCATTGGCTGGTTGAAAAGTTTTGGCCGGTCAAGGGGTGGACTGATGAAGATTTAATGCGTTTGAAACTGGGAAATAATAAAGGGATTATCTATTACTCTGATAACCAGTTGGATCCGGTCATCATGGAGGCTTGCCAGAAACAGATCTTAAAATCAGGTCTGCCTGTTGTCAGCGCCACATTGAAAAAGACCAATTTCGGAAAAAACATACACTTCCCAACCCTGAAACGTGGTTCATACGCCCTATTCAAACAGATACTAGCGGCATTAGAACACTCAAGTGAGGAAATCATTTTCTTTTGTGAGCATGACGTGTTCTACCATCCATCACACTTTGAGTTCACCCCGACTGAAACAGACGTTTTCTATTTCAATAACGAGGTGGAAAAAGTAGACTGGTTCACTGGTAAATCTGTCAGGGTTGATAAATGCGAACAATTATCAGGTTTGTGTGTATTTCGGGAGACAGCTTTGAAGTGGGTCAGGGAGAAAATGCAGCAACTTGAAACCAACGGCTTTGATGGCCATTATGAGCCAAGAGGGATTAGAAAGAGCTTCAGGTCGAAAGAACCTAATATTGACATCCGGCATGACAAGAATCAAACCCCCACTAAATGGTCACCAGATCAATTCAGAAACCCGGAGAACGCTAAGGGTTGGACTGAGGGGACTTGCCCCGAATGGGCGATAGACGAGATTCCGTGGCCGTTCAAGGTTGCCTAAAAACGCTTCCAGAGTCTATTGTTGACGTATGGCGACACTAATAGACAGCTATTCCGAGTCAAATCAAACAATATCGGCGAATATTTATTCGAGTCAGCCCGAAAATGCACAAATCTTCCAATGTGGTGTAGAGGGTTACAGAATAACCAAGGCCACTTTCTATTTACAAAAAAACGGTTCACCAACTGGAAACTGTAGAGCTAAATTATATGCGATTACAGGGACTGTCGGATCGACTGCTGTTCCAACAGGTTCCGCTTTGGCTGTTTCTGGTGATGTAGATGTCACCACCCTGTCCGGTTCACACAGCTTGATTGATTTTACTTTTACCGGAGCGAATAATTACAAATTAGCTAACGGTCAGGCTTATGCAATATCCTTTGAATATACTGGTGGTGATGGTTCTAACTCTGTGTATGTTGGCCTTGATAATACCTCTCCATCCCATGCTGGTAATAGAGCCTATTATTTTGGTGGGTGGACCCCTACAGACGCTCAGGATGGTTGTTTCTATGTCTATGGGGATATTATTTCATCAGCATCTATTTCTCCATCGTTTTCAGCGTCTTCCTCTCAAAGTGCTTCGATTTCACCTTCAGCGAGTTTAAGTGGCTCTCCATCAGCTTCTCAAAGTCCATCAGGATCTACCTCCGCTTCCGAATCTAAATCCGCTAGTTCAAGTCAATCGAAATCCCAATCTCCTTCTTCAAGTGGGTCTGCCTCCACTTCTCCTAGTGCTAGCGTCTCACCATCTGTCAGCTCATCACAAGCCCCAGGTGAGGGGTTCTATTCCAAAGTGGCTACAGTTACCTTACCAGTAAACAAAGACAATTTAGCGATTCTCTACGGTGAGGATGATGAGAGAGATGTATCAACGGATGATGGTGTGAGAGTCAGACTTACAGGAGAAAGCGGTCAATATCTGATACATCAATATCGGATTGTGAATACTAATAACAGGGATTCAATCAAAGTTAAGGTTAATCTCCAAAGCACCCTTGCGCCCACAAGTTCGCCTGTACATCTCCAAATATGGAATGTGACGGGTAGTTTGTGGGAAACTTTAACTTCTAATAACACAACCGGGGCTAATACTGATTTTGATCTGGAGAGTACCATTATTTCAAATCTCTCCGATTATTACGATTCGGATCTTGAGATTGCCTTGAGGGTCTACCAAGTGGCGACATAGAGATGATCTATTTTGACAAACTTGAAACTAAATTACAGGCGATACTGGATAAAAATCTGGATGAGATTGTAGCTAACAAGATCGATTTACCTTTTATGGGGAAAACTTATACAAGAACCAATTTACAGGCATGGTTACAGAAAAGAATTGATTTATTGAATAGCGTTAAGGCGGGAAATTATACAGATGCCCAAATAACCAAATTTATAAACAATGTGTATAAGACGTTAAGTGCTTCGGATAAGTTAATCGCGGACAAAATTATTGCAGGTCAACCGTCTTGGGATTCCGCTAGCAATGCAGACAGCTATGAAAAACTGGTATTAATTAAGTTATACAAGTTTGTAACAAGCTCAACATGGCTACTTTAATTGATTCCTATTCTGAAAGTAATTCTAATGGGGCATTTACCCTACCAACAGATCTTACTGTTATGGGGCAATCTTTCGATAGCGGGTCTGGCGGGACTTTAAATTCAGCTAAATTTTACATGGCTAAAGAGGGGACTCCCCCCGGAAATGTTGTAGCCAAGGTTTACGCTCATACGGGAACTTATGGTAGCAGTAGTAAACCAACAGGAGCCGTATTAGCCACCTCAGATACTGTTGCAGCTACAAGTCTATCAGCAAACCCCACTTGGGGTTTGGTTACTTTCACTTTCTCATCTACAAACAAGATTAGCCTAACCGCCTCTACAAAATACTGTGTTGTGGTGGAATACACAGCGGGAAGTGGGGGAAATGTAATTGGATTGAGTTTCGATAATACCAGTCCGACTCATGGAGGAAATACTGTTTATTGGAATGGTTCAGCTTGGGATTACGACCCCGGATACGATACGCCATTTTATGTTTATGTAGATGATGCAACTGGTACAGTAAGTTCTTCCCCATCGGATTCTCGTTCTCTTTCTCCTTCAGGATCTCAGTCTCCAAGCGCCTCAGTTTCTTCAAGCCCTAGTTCAAGTGCGTCTAAATCTCTATCTCCCTCAGCAAGCGCGTCTAAAAGCGCGTCTGCCTCAGCATCAAAAAGTGCTTCAGCGTCTGCTTCAAAAAGTTTAAGTCCCTCATCATCGCCTAGTAAATCAGCAAGTTCTAGTCCTTCAAAGTCGGCGTCGGCTAGTGCCTCAAAATCTCTATCCCCCTCTTCTTCTCCCAGTAAATCCGCCTCAGCTAGTGCTTCAAAAAGCGCATCGGCATCAGAGTCAAAGTCATTAAGCCCATCGGCATCAGCGTCCAAATCCGCAAGTGCCTCTGCCTCCGCGAGTCTTAGTCCTTCAGGATCGGTTAGTGCTAGTGCGAGTGCAAGTGCCTCGAAATCTCTTTCCCCCAGTTCTTCTGGGAGTGCCTCTCTCAGCCCATCAGCTAGTATCAGCCCATCTGCTAGCGCTTCCAAGTCCCAGTCACCATCAGGCTCAGAATCCAAGAGTCTTTCACCTTCCGCAAGTGAAAGTAAATCCGCTTCAGCATCAGCATCTAAATCTGCTAGCGCTTCGGAATCAAAGAGCCTTTCTCCATCAGCTAGTGAGAGTAAAAGTGCCTCAGCTTCAGAGAGTAAGTCTGTTTCAGCGTCAGAAAGTAAATCATTGTCCCCATCAGCAAGTGAATCTAAGAGTGCCAGCGCCAGCCAGAGCAAATCACAAAGCCCATCCTCTTCCAGTAGTGCATCTGGGTCTGCTAGCGCGAGTAAGTCACAATCACCATCTTCATCGGTTAGCGTATCAGAATCCCCCTCTGCAAGTCCTTCCGGTGGTTCTGCGTCGGAATCGAAAAGCGCAAGTGCTTCGGAAAGTGCTTCTGAAAGTAAATCTCTAAGTCCTAGCGCTAGTGAAAGCCGTAGTTCTTCTGCCTCCGAGTCTAAGTCGGCTTCTGCCTCGGCCAGCAGATCCCTTTCACCATCGGCCTCTGAGTCGAAAAGTACAAGTGCTAGCGCAAGTAGGTCATTAAGCCCTAGCGCGTCTCAGTCTAAATCAGCCTCGGCGTCGGCCTCTAAAAGTGCTTCAGCCTCCGCCTCGAAATCACTTTCCCCTTCCGCCAGCGAGAGTAAAAGTTCTAGCGCTTCTGCATCGAAGTCTGCATCGGCGTCTGCTAGTTCTAGCCAGTCTCCATCTGGTTCGGCAAGCGCCTCTATTTCTCCAAGTGCTTCAGCAAGTGCAAGCCTCTCTCCATCGGGTTCGCTAAGCCCTAGCTCATCAGAAAGTAATAGTCTTTCTCCTTCGGCTTCTGAAAGTAAGAGTTTGAGTCCATCTGCTTCACTTTCACCTAGTTCCTCTGGGAGTGCCAGTCTTTCACCGTCTGCAAGTGCATCACCTTCAGAACCACCTTTAATTACAGGAACTACAGTCTGGGGTCACGATACTGGAGTTACGGAAACAAATATCAGAGATTTCAACGGTAATTGGACTGGTACAGGAAGTATTGAAAACTCAGGGGATACGGAAAGAATTGCTTTAGAAAGTGGACAATACATGGAATCTGAAGTAGTCATTACAGGGGCGTTGACAGTTCAACTATTACAGAATACCTACGCTTCAGGAGATACTGTAACCATTAAATACAGACATGGAGTAGACGAAACTGCTTGTTTAGCGGCAAGTTATCAAACTTATTCATCACCCTTTACAAGTGATGGTTATGTACAAATAAGACTGGAGGCGAGTATTTAATATGGCTAATCTTTGTGATAGTTATAGCGAGTCTAACCAATCATCCTTTTTTACTACTGACTATTTGGACGCAATAGCACAATCCTTTACTGGTAATGGAGAAACATTAGACAGTTGTAAATTTTATCTCATGAAAGATGGCAGTCCAACGGGTAATGCGACTGCTAAACTTTACGCACATGACGGAGGAACATTTGGTCAAACAGGAAAACCTACCGGAGTTGCGTTAGCCACTTCAGCAAATCTTGATGTATCAACACTTACAACTTCATTCCAGCTCATAACGTTTACTTTTACTGGTGGGCCGACATTAACTAATGGAACGAATTATTACATAGCCTTTAGTTTTCCAAGCAACAGTAACACCGTTAGGGTTGGTGATGACGAAACTTCACCCACTCATGGTGGATGTATTAACACATTGGATGCTACAGGGACAACCTGGAGTAACGCTTACACTGGTGGCGATCTATGTTTTTATGTGTATACGGTAGCCGCCGGTTCACCTAGTAGTTCCAACAGTCCAAGTTCTTCTGCAAGTAAAAGTCTTAGTCCCTCATCTTCAGCTAGTTCTTCAGGATCTGCTAGTGCTAGCAAATCCGCTTCAAAAAGTCTTTCCCCTTCGGCCTCTTCTAGTGCATCTGCCTCAGCTAGTGCAAGTAAATCATTGTCCCCATCTGCCTCCGCCTCCCCATCTACAGCACCAGTTCAGTATGTAGAGGATGTCGAGTTAAGACTAATTGGTAGTCCTTCCGCTTCCCTCAGCTTTAGTGCTTCAGAGTCTCCATCTGAAAGCAAATCCGCCTCATCCAGCGCCTCGAAGAGTCAAAGTCCTTCATCTTCAGTGAGCAAATCGGCCAGTGCGAGTGAAAGTAAATCTGTTTCCCCTTCTTCCTCTGAGAGCAAATCAACTTCCGCATCAGCGAGTAAATCTCAATCGCCATCTGGATCTGAGAGTAAGAGTCAATCCCCATCTGCATCGGCTAGTAAATCCCAAAGCCCATCAGCAAGTATCTCGCCTTCTGAGGGTAGTGAGTCTGCATCTATTTCTCCTTCGGGGAGTGCAAGCGCTTCACTTTCTCAATCAGCGTCAGAATCCAAAAGTCAAAGCCCTTCCGCTTCCCAGAGTAAATCTCTTAGTCCTTCAGCTAGTGGAAGTGCTTCGCTTAGTCCGTCCCAATCTGCCTCAGCTAGTCAATCTCCAAGTGCCAGTCAAAGTAAAAGCCAGTCTCCATCGGCATCTGCAAGTAAATCTCAAAGTCCTAGCGCTTCGGAGTCGAGATCTCTTTCTCCTTCTGGGAGCGAATCAAAATCTATCAGTCCTTCACAGAGTTTGAGTCCTTCAGGGAGTGAAAGTGCATCAACGAGTCAATCTGCATCACAAAGTGCCTCCGAGTCTCCTTCGGCCAGTATTTCACCCAGTATCCCACCTGTAGAGAATACTCTGTCTGTAGATTTGGTCAGTGTGTGTTTTGAAATAGTCTATGCGACTAAATACACTGACCGATCCACTTCCTATTCTGGCAAATACTCCCATAGAAGTACTACTTATTCTGATAAATACACTTCAAAGCACATTTCCAATACTCCAACTGGTAGTACCCCCAACGCCACCAACACCATAAACATCCCTTCAGGCCAGGTAGGATTACTGGTTGATCTAGTATCTGTTAACTTCCTTATTTCATACGCTACCAAGTATTCAGACAGATCAACTTCCTATACTGATAAGTATTCCCACCGCTCTACAATCTACGCTCCTAAATATAGTGGTAAGTGCAAATAATTGCCTAAAAACGGATTCAAGGTTTAATCTGAATGTATGATATTTGAAACAAAAACATGGCGGGGGGGGCTGTCAGACTGGGATGATAAAGGTATTGCTGGCGCAATTAAGTTTGGCAGTGGATTGGATATAAGAAAACGTGTAGATAGTCTTTCGGCTGGTCAGGATTTAACTGATGAAGGTTTAATTACTGCTCACTCTGCTTCACCATCAAAAAGTCCTTCAGCCAGCCAAAGTTTTTCTCCATCGGCGTCTTTGTCTAACTCTGCCTCTAAATCACCGAGTTCCAGCCCTTCAGCCGGTGGTTCTGGTAGTGGATCACAATCACCATCTAGGTCTGCCAGCCCCAGCGGAAGCCTGTCACCTTCCCATTCACCCAGCGTCTCTCCCAGCCCATCGGCAGGACTTACTACGGTATTTCGTGATCTAGTTCACACTTTCGTAAAAGCAACCGATGGTAATACATACGGATTTGGTAATACCGGCTACATCTATAAACGCGATTCTGAAGCAAACTGGTCAGTTGTTGCTAAAGACGTGAATGGCGCAATTCGTGGAGCTGAAGAAAAACCCTCGTCTTCTAATAAGACATATCTTTATTGGGCTTCCAATAGGGTCTTGAGAAGGAAAGAACTCCCCGGTAGGTCAGACTGGAATGATATTGAAGACATAACCGAATCCCTAACCCCAGCACCGCACACCATGAAACAGATCGGTGGGGCTTTGTATATCTGTAATAAATCCATGATTGCGTATGTCGGGTATGACGATTCCTTCTCTCCTGAGGTGTTGGATTTGATTCCCGGTAATACGGCGAACACGATTGTTGAGCGAAATGGTATGCCGATAATTGGGACCGATAAGATCAATGGTGCGATAGATGCCGAAGTCCCATTAGCTCAGGTGGGAACAGAAGGGGACATTTATTTTGCGAACATGACTGACGCCTTACCGGTGACAAGTTTCCCAGGTGGGGGACAGATCAACCCTGGTGGGGTGGCGTTACAGGTCGAACAGGTCAACTTCTATCAATGGGACGGTGATGCTGTTTCCTACATAGATAAACAAAATGTCGGTAACATGGCATTATTTGGGGTATACGGAGGTGATGAGGGAAAGAACGGTATCTATTCCTATGGTCGTAAGAAGAAAAACCACCCATTTGTTTTAAATTTAGATTACGCCCTAGAAGCAGATGAGATTGGAGCAGTAACGTATGTAGATGGGAAAGTCCTAGCCAGTTATCTGGACGGGACAAGTTTTGGGGTCAAATCTACTGATAATGACCACAAAGCAACTGCTGTTTGTGAAAGTCTTGACTTCAGGGCGCCAGCTAAGACCCCCGCTAGTATTACGAAATGGGAATATGCAGAGCTGTTTATGAAGCCCTTACCGATTCAATGTTCTGTATCCTACTATTACCGAGTGAATAAAGATGGCGATTTTGTTCAAGCCTATTTAGCGGATGGGAATGTTGATTACACCACAACAGGAGGTAGAAAAGCCGTCTTCTTAGTCCAAGCTGAGGGGGAGATCTATGAAGATAAGGTTATTTTGCACCCCTACGGTAATACAACTGCCGAAGTCCACCGTAAGCGGGTTTACTTCACTTAAATGGATGACAAGATTTATACCAATGAGGTTATCACAGACCAGCCCTTCCCTGGGATTGAAGTTGAAACATCCGGTGTTGAAGCGTCAGCCCCTACCAGCGGGGGGGCTACCACTCAGGCTACCATCCCAAACAAATCTACTCCTACAAAAAGAATCGCAACGGAGTTGTTGAGTACCGTACTAAACACCAAATCCCGAAAGATATTGGGGACGTTTGAACTAGCCCAAAATGGGGGAATCCAGGTTGGTAAGTATGAAAACGGAGTATCTGGTGATGTCAAACTCACCCCGATTGGGATAGTAGCTAGAAATCAGTCAGGAGATATTACTTTTCTTTTAGACGGAGATACGGGAGACGCTACTTTTAAGGGAACGATTCAAACAGGTGCTTTAATTGCGGGTCTGGTAGCGGTTGGAAATAATAACATAATCCTTGATGGAGAAAATCAGAGAATCATAGTCAACGATGGGAAAAATGATCGGGTACTAATAGGATTCCAAGCAAACGGTTTTTGACAACATGGTGGTTTTTATGTTATACTATTGTTAATGTATAAAATATGTATTTGTGGTAAAAAGTTCTTTAAAAAAGTGTCCGATAGTAGGAAGTATTGGGCTGTTAAAAGATACTGTTCCATAAAGTGCTCTGGAACCTTGATAAAAAGGGGTGAAATCAAATCGCCCGGTACTTGTATAAGAAGCGACATGGTGGGCGACAAAGCACTGAATTTTAAAGGTGGAAGAAACCAAACCCCGAAGGGTTACATAAGAATACTAAAAGTTGGCACCTGTAGTTACGATCTTGAACACAGGTTGGTTATGGAATTAAAATTGGGACGCAAGTTAGTCCCCGGAGAGGTAGTGCATCACATAAACGGTATAAAATGTGATAATAGACCTGAGAATCTCGAACTGTTAAAAAAGAGAGATCACGACAGGCTAGAAACTACACGAAGGTGGAGAAGTAGAGATAAACCGTTTAGACGGAATATAATTTAGTCATGGACTACGGAATCAAGGTATCTCAAGATGGATATGGCATTGATACCACCGATGCTACTAAATTGATATTTGAGACGAACTCGAATCTGTTAAAAGTGAGAATGTCGGGGGCAACTACTTTCAACGGAGCAACTTTCGCAAGCGTAACTCATGGACTTGGTTATGTCCCTCAGTTTTTGGTTTATATCGAAGACGTTACTACTTCAGACAGAATGCGTTTAGCGACAGCTCATTTTGATTATGGTTTAGCAAAATCAGATACAACCAAACTCTACTTTTACGCCCCCGGTGCTGGGACTTATAAAGTCTATTATTACGTTTTCTATGAACCGGCAGACACCGGCACAGCCCCTGCATTTACACCTACATCTGATTACGGGATAAAAGTATCTAAAGATGGCTTTGGCGTAAAAACAGCGAATATCTTACAACAATCGTTTAATAGTGAAAAGAACTGTCTTAAAATAGCCAAAGAGGGGAATGTGAGTTATACGGGCGATGGTGGAAGTGTAACGGTTGCACACGACCTAGCTTATATTCCAGCCTGGATGGCTTGGTATGAAGTTGACAACTCTGGAAGTTGGTTTCCCCAATATGTCAGAGAACAGTTAAGCGGTAAGTCGGTAACAGTCTATCCATACACCGATGGGACAAACTTTGTGGCGGATATTGCAGCCAACTCTAGTGCAACAGTAAAAGTCCATTACATATTATTTATTGATCCAGGCCAATGAGTAAAGATTGGGGAATAAAAATATCTCAACCGGGCTTTGATGTTCTAAATTGTGATGAGAAAAACCTCGCGTTTAGCAGTAAATACCAGACATTGCATATCCACTCTCAAGGTTCAGGGACAGTAACAGATAGTGGTGGTAGAACCGTCACGATTACTCATAATTTGGGGTATGTGCCAAAGTTTTTAGTTCATACACAATTAGATAGTGCATCAAGTTATGGAGATGCTAATAGTTATTTTATCTCTCCATATAACACCGGTAGTGGTGGTATTAGTGGAAACTTGGGGGTCAGGGATGTAAACGCGTGGGCAGATACTACAAAACTGTATATCAAATTCGGAGACGGGTTTGGATATAAGGAATATCACACCGGAAGAGAGGGTAACAACTACGGCACGTTCTTAAACGGTGTGGGGTATATCAATAATTCAACAGGTTTTGGAAAGTATAACGGTAATTCTGAAGATGGGGCTATCAGGTTTTTAAATGTTGCCCTTGCCCAAGGTACGGATATATACAAGGCTGAATTGATGTTTTATATTGGGGGTACTACTGGGAGTGGTGACAAGCCTGTCAATGTTTATGGTATTGATGAAGACAACACCGCCGATTTTGGGGGTGATCCGTTTGGAAGACCAAAGACCACGGCGGTGAAAAATGAAACGGTCAGTAGTAGCATTACTTCTGGTTATTGGGGAACGAATGTCACAGACCTGGTGCAGGAAATATTAGATCGGGGCGGGTGGAGTAGTGGATACCCGATGGGGTTTTTAATTTTGAATAATGGCGCAAGTGGCACAGATAATGATTTATATGATAGTGTCACGGGTATAGGATCAATCTCTTACTCCTATTTAAGAATATTGCTCTCTAACACTCTAGGGAGTTACAAGTACACTATATTCCTAGACAAGATTGAATAGTTGCCTAAAATCTCATCGGTGTTCTAACCTAAGGTTATGGATGAATTTTCAGAACTAGTTACCGCAGTTCAGAGTGATATCAACGTAGATGGTAACAGTACCCTATTTCCTCTGACAACGGTTAAGCTAGCAATTAATCGAGCTTACAGGAAGGCCGGAGGGCTGTTCAGGTGGCCGGAAACGGAAGATGCTAAGACTACTTCAACAGTCACCAGTCAGGAATATTACGATTACCCTAATAACTGGCGACCTGATTCGATCTGGAAACTTTTAGTAGATAATGTAGATTATGGCGATCCGTTAGTTTTTAAAGACTATCTATATGAGAAAGAGAACAGTATTCCGTCAGGTAAAACATACTTATGGTCATCCCAGCACCGCAGATACTTTATCTACCCGACACCCACAACGAACGGAAGTTCAAATATCACCGTTTGGGGACAGGCTGTAGTCAGCGCCCTATCCGCTGATGATGATACAACAATCTTTTCTTATGCCATGCCAGAATGTAATGAGGCGATTGTCTTAGAAGCCGATGCTATTCTCAAAGCCAAGGGAGAGAACGAACGCAGTACCGAATTTAAGAGTTTGGAAGCAAAACAGATACTTGCTACCGCGTGGGGTAAGATCCGCCAAGACCAGACCAAATATGAAAAGATCCAACCATTCTTTGACGTACCTGATTATTTCAGTCCCAATGGGCTTAAAAGTTCAACCGATACCATCGGAAGATTTTAATGGCTACTAATTTATACAGTTTCTACCAGTCACAGGGGAAAACCCTACCCTCTTTACAAGAGAGGGCGAAAACCTACGAAGCGCAGGGTTTGGGACCGGCGTCTTCTTATGTCGGTAGTTCTTCACAAAATACATCTCTGTTACAGAAACTCTCAGGTGGTCAATCTGCACCTGTTGCCCCTACCGCACCGGCTCCAACATACGCCGCTCCCACCGCATCAGCCCCTGTCGTAACGCCTACGGCCACACAAGCCCCGCAAATGGGTGTTTCCGCCCCTCAAGGTGAAGAAGCCCTGATTGCGGCCATGACCCAAAAAGGCCACACGACGGAAACAGCCAAAGCCGCCATTGCCGGACGTGGTTATGATGACCTGGCAAGAGAATATTTAGGCGCTGGTTCTTCAGGTGGTACGGGACAGATGTTCAACCAACCAACGATAGACCTTAATTCGATTTATAAGAATCTCTACTCTTCTTCAGGCGTTGCGGAAGCGGAAACCAAACTCACCGATACGGAAAAACAATACATGGAGGCTAGAGCCAAGATTACCGACAATCCCTTTTTGGACGCTTCGGTAATTGATAAAAGACTTGCTAGGTTAGATGCTAAATATGAAGCTACCTCTAAACCTATGCGAGACGCGATTGCTATGAAGAAAGCCGACATAGAAACCCAGTTAAATATCCAGATGAAACAGTTTGATATTCAATCCCAGCAGGCACAGCAAGCACTAAACCAATTCAATGTTTTATTAAGTTCCGGGGCATTAGACAGCGCTTCTGGAACCGATATTGCTAACATCACGGCTTCGACTGGCCTATCCAGCGGAATTATCCAATCTGCTATTAATAACCGTAGGTTGTCTAACCTGACCACTACAACCAAGACATTTGATGATGGAGTTGAAGAAGGCTTTATTGTCTACACCATAGATCCGGGTGGTAACATCGTAAATGAACAGCGGAAAGTCACTGGCCCAAGTGCGAAAAAGGCTACAACGCAGTACAGTACTGACTCGTTCGTTAATAATTATTTATCTACGATACTATCTCAAAACGGAGGTACAGGGAGTACAACTCCCAATATCTCTAGCTTATGGGGTGACTAATATGCCTACACTACAACAAATAGAACAATTTAAAATCAAAGCCCGACAAAAGGGTTTCTCTGAAGCCCAGATAGCGGCTGAGATTGCCCGAAAAACGCAAGAAGAGGCAAAAATGGGTGTAAAGACACCAGCTACTCAAACATCTCAATTACAACCGTCACAACTTACCCAACCACAACCGCAGACTCAACCAGGTAAAGGGACGCTTATGCAGACTATGACAGGAGGAAAGGGTATAACCGGTCTCGTTGATAATGTTGGTAAATTCCTAGCCCCAGCGACTAAAAATATAATGCAGGATACTGTTGCAAGTATGGTGGTAGGTTCAAAGGAATACAAACAGGCCAACGAGGCGATTCAATCCCGCCAAAAACAAGCCCAGGACTTAATCAAAAGAGCTAATAAATCAAAAGATGTCGAACTGAAAAAGAAATATCTTGATCTGGCCAGACAGTTAAACAATATGGACACCTCGCCGGATACTAACCTGTTTTCTGAAGACGTAAATAAAGATGCGGCATCAAGGGGGCTTGCTTCGGGCGTTGAAGTTGGATCACTTTTAATGGGGCCGAAAGGAGTCGGTAAAAAGGGAGTCGGTAGGGTTGTCTCTGCGACTGGCCAAGGAGCATTACTTTCAGGAGCCAGGACAGCTACTTCTACACAGGAGATGACAGGAGAGGAACGATTAAAGGCGACTGGTAAGTCTGCTTTGGTTGGTGGGGTCTTGACTGGTGGGCTTCAAGCAGGTGGAGAGATTTTAAGGACAATCAGAGAAGGTGGTTCAAAACTGGAAGCCGGAGGAGAAAAGATAAGAGAGGGAGTTCGACAGATTAAACAACCGGCATCTGTATATGGAGCCAGTAAGGAAAAAGCGATAAACAAGACATTAAACAAACTTGGGTTTAAGGGAACGGCAGATCAACAATACGCTCAATTGGAAACTGGAATAAACAAACTAGAAAGCGAAGTTCAGGATGTCATAAAGAATAATCCCAACGTGTCTGTAAAAATCGGGGATATTAAATCATCGTTTATGAAAAGTTTAAAAAGCTCACTTCGATCAAAAGATTTGACAGCGCAACAAGCAAAAAGCGAGATTGAAGGATACTTGAAAGATTTAATCAAGGCTAGTGGGGGAAAGGGTGGATTTTCCAAACTTAGCTTAGAGAAATTGAGGGAGTTGAAAAAGCTGGTGAATGAGGACTTTGGCCCAGTACATAAATTGATGGAAAGCAACGGTTCACTTAGCCCAAGACAAAAAGTAATACAGGCAGCATGGGAAAGTTTGGACGAGGCAGTTAAGGGAGCTTCCCCTGAAATGAAAGAGCTGTTAATAGATGAGAGTAATTTATATCGTGCGGCTCACTCATTGTCTTCAGCGAGGTTCAATCCACCCACACTTAGAGCTTTTGGAACTTCAATTCCTGGTGGAGTTACTCAGACAGCCACAGACACCCTAGGTAGAGCCACCTCTGCTGTTGGTAAATCGTTAGAGAAAGTTCCTACCGTTCCCGGTGCCGTTTCTAATACGGCCGGAAAACTAGTTCCGGCAGTAGCTGATACTGTATCAAGACCGTCAACGGAACAGGTTCAAGATAATTACGATTACACCCAGGCTGAAGGTGGCCAAGATGATACCGCCAGTGAGTTCCAACATGAGAATATATTAACACAACCAAAACACCCAATATTTGGATCTATGACGAAAAATCAAGTTCTGGAAGACGCTTTCCGCAAAGGTGCAAACAGTAAACAATTGGATGAGATTGAGTCTATTTATGACAGGTTTGCAGAGGAATCCACAGAAGATAAGGTTGAGTTAACAGATACAGCAATTGCCAAGATAACCGACACCAGAAGTGCTGTTAGAGATGTCACCAGATTAAAAGAAACAATCTCAGGATCTAACTTGACTGGCCCATTAACTGGACTGAGAGCGAAAAACCCATACGACACTGACTCACGAGAGCTACAGGCTGAAATAGATCGTGTCCGTCAGAAAGTCGGTAAGGCTTTGGAAGGTGGAGTACTACGTAAGGAAGACGAAGAAAAGTACAAAAAGATTTTACCGACAATGGCCGATACAAAAGAAGTTGCTATTAAAAAGATTGAGAAGCTAGAACAAACTTTAGCTCAAGATTTAGAGGATTACATTTATATACAGACAAATTATGGAAAGGGAAGAACCGGTAATTCAAACCAGGAACTCTCCTTATAACTATGGCTTACAAATCTGCCCAATCGAAACAAAACGATAACACCAATACAAACTTGGCTGTAATTTCTAACGACATAGGATATATCAAAGATCGAGTTGAAAAAATTGACGAAAAATTAGAAAAAGACTATGTTACCCATCAAGAGTTTGGACCAATTAAATCTATTGTGTATGGCATGGTAAGTTTGATTCTCACATCGGTAGTTATTGCTTTAATTGCCCTTGTCTTACGCAAATGAATAAATTACTGACTATTGGAATTTGGTCAATTTTGATGTTAGCGATGGGGACAATGCTTGTTGTTGGTTATTGGTTACTTCATCCATACGAGATAGTCACCTTCAGTGATGATGTTCTCCCGATAATGAATGAAAACAAATCCGTTAAGCAAGGTGACCAGGTTGTATATTCAGCAAAGACTTGTAAGTTGATAGACATGGATGCAACGGTTGACCGACAAATCATCGACGGTGTTGTGTATAGTCTGCCTACCGTAACAAGCAATATCCCTGTTGGGTGTCGGGAAAATTTGGTCTACATTGAAGTCCCGAAAGTTATTCCGGTTGGAAAAGTAACTATAAAAATCCTGTATAGGTATAAAGTCAATCCGATAAGAAGTATTGTCATTACTAAAACTACCGAACCGTTTTTTATTACAAGATGACCTCCACCTTATTTAATTGCCTCTCGGAAGAGTAACCAGGCGAAGGTGGGGGCTTGAAAATGAATATTACTAAAAGGCTAACCACAGTAAATTTCACTAAGGGTGGAAATAAGAAAATTGCCCTAGTAATTCATACGATGGTTGGAACTTTAGATGGGACTGATTCGTGGTTTAAAAACAAAGACGCACAGGCCTCATCTCATTATGGAATTGATTTAGACGGCTCTAGGGTCTTTCAATGGGTGGAGGAAGGTGATCAAGCCTACGCTCAGGGGGTCGTATCAAAGCCGACTTTTAGGCAAACTGTAGACAGGCCTGGTGTCAATCCAAACACTTATTGCATATCAATTGAGTGTGCTGATAATGGAAACCCAGCAGGTGCGGATAGATCAAAACAACTCCCAGTACTAGTTCAATTGGTTAAAGACATTTGTCAAAGGAATGGAATCCCCATTGATCGAGATCATATTTGCGGACATCGTGAGATCAGATCGACCAAGACTTGTCCTGGTAACTTGGATGTTGACGAGATTGTAAGACTTGCAAGTGTTAATATGGTAGACAAGATGGCATGGGTTAAGGGTTACTTTACGGAAAAGGGGATTAATTTAGAAAACGAAGGTGAAGCCCGTGGAAAATTGGGTGAAGTGTTTGATGGTGCGAAAAAGTACATAGAAGCAGAGAAAGCCCGAGACAAAGCCCTTCGAGATCTAGCTGAAGCCCGAGGTGACTTGGCCAAGATGGAAGAGAACTACATGACCGCCCGAAAAGAGAACGCAGGGTTACAAGAAGAAATCTCCGACCTCAGAAAACAAGTCATTGCCAGGGATACTCAAATAAGTGGTCTGGAAGCCCGTGTAAGCGCTTTAGAAGCCAAAGTACCAGCTCCGGGTACTGTTTTACTCTCTAGCGAAGAATACGCCGCTTTGAAGACTAAGGCGTTTCACAGTGTAAGTACCAAAGTTTTGTTAAATGAATTATTTAATCGTATTTTCAAGAGGGGGTGATATTTAATGGCTCAAATTACCGTCAAATCAAAACCGTTCGCATTTATCCCTGAAGACGTTAAAAGTATTTTAACAGGTGCTTTACTAGCCGGTGCAGGTGCTTTACTAACTTTCTTAGCGGAAAACCTGACCAGTTTAGACTTTGGTGATTGGACACCGATGGTGGTGGCAATTGTTTCAGTTCTAATCAATGCCGCTCGTAAATATATCTCAACGGCTAAATACGCCAAATAAAAAAACGGGAGGGTGAGAAGTTCCAGCTTAACCCCTCCCGCTAGGCTATCTAATTATATATTATTGAATCCAATGATTATTCTAACTATTAGAAGAAGATATTAATTATGCCAGAGAAAAGACCGTATCTAAGCAAAAAAGACAAAGAGAAAATCCGCGAAAGGGACGGGTATACGAGTGGGATGAGGCACTATTCAGAAGAGAGGGGATTTTATCAAAATAAGAATTGCCCCTATGACGGAAAGCCGTGTAGCTCACTTCAAGTCCACCATATTGAACCAGTCAGGAAAGGCTTGTTTTTAAGAAAGAGTGGGCAAGAGATTAATGATCCTGACAACTTAATCACAGTATTTGAGTGTGAACACGTTGGTCATTGTAAAGATGGGAGGATAAGATAATGGAAAGAGGAAAGAAGTTTGTTGATGCTGATAAATTTGTTATTCACCCCGACCAGAAAGAGTGGTTAAAAAACTATTCGGGCGACCCCAGAGAATTAGAGGCGATGTTTCGGTTAAGGTCGGAGGCGTTACAAGCCGGTGTTGATTTTTGGAATACAGACCACGATGCGGAGATGAAAGAAACAGCCAGAGATAGAAATAAAGAAGTTAAAAGGAAAAAATGAAAGAATGTCATTTGTGTGATTTCACTATTTGCGTCAACAACGAACAGGGTAAGTTAAAAACCCGCTATGAAAAAAACGGGGCGGAGTTTGCCAAGTGGCAGAGTAAAGTATCAATTGAAAATTGTACTTATTGGAATGGGAAGACTAATCCTTATTGGGTATTTTTGTACGGTTTGCTACCAAAGGCATGACTGAAAGAGATACTTTAGATGACGCTAACGACTTTGTTAATTCAAGGGAGAAGGCTAATTTAAAAAGGCTTGAGCAGGTCGCAAGAAAAGAAGTTGAACATTCCGATAAGTGCGGGTGTGCTAATTGTCGGAGGAGAATGGAGAAAAAGGTATTGGATTTAGTTGAAGAAAGACATAGAATGAGAGATATCGTTCCTGATGAGGAGGAGGAGAGAATTAAAAACTATGAAAGAAGGCACGGGAAACCAAAAGGAAAGTGAGAAAGAACGCCAACGGAGAGAAAGTGATTATGCCAGGAGCGGAACAAGTCATGGCTACCGACACGAGAACACCGCCACAGTTAGACAAACGGCCAAAACTTGTAACCGTGATTGTGCTAATTGTCCCGTGAGTAAGACTTGCACTAAATAGGAGTATTGCAGGATTTGACTAGAAGATTTGGTGTCTTGACAGATTTACCTTAAAGTATTACCATGGGTGCATGGAAGAAAGATTGCCCGTCTTCAAATTACCAACAGCTACTTGTCTTCGTTGTGGTCATAATTGGATACCCAAAATAAGAATAGTACGGATATGTCCCAAATGTAAATCGGCTTACTGGAATCAGATAAGGAAGGAGAAAGGTGAACTGGTTTAAGTTTTACGGCCAGGACTTCTTGACCGATCCGAAAATGAAAAGGTTGTCAGTTTATCAGCAACTAGCTTGGGTATATCTCTTATCTCTTGGGTCTTCAAACAATGGAAAAATTGATTTCTTAACTGAAGATTCATTAGCAACAATGATGGGACTACAACCAACCGATGACGAATGGGAAATGGTGTCAGGATCTTTTAAGAGGTTTGAAGAACTGAATATGATAACGCATGATAACGAAACCATTGTTATCATCAATTACGAAAAACGCCAACAATCTAATCTTACTGGTTATGAAAGAGTGAAAAGATATCGGGAGAGGAACAAGCCTAAAAATAGGCTAAATGTTATCAATGATAACGTCAATGATAACGGAAGTGATAACGATAGATTAGATAAGAATAGATTAGATAAGATAAGAATAGAGGAGGAAGTAGCTCCTGCAAAAATAATTAATTCATTAAATTTGACCAAGGGACAAGTAATGGTTTTATTAAAAACATTTCCTGGAATGAGCAGCGAAGAAATCAAAGCAGAAGCACGTAAGTGTAGCGATTATATGGCAATGTCTTCCGGTGATTATAAAAATCCCGGCCTATTTTTCAGGGGATGGATGAACAAAACTTATCCAGAGTGGAAAAAGAAACGTGCTGAAGAAGAACGAAACGCCAAACTTTCCCAAGTTTTGCCAGACCTTACACCGGAGCAAATAGAGAGAAATCGCCAACGGATCGCAGAAATTAAATCCAAGTTTCCTGTAAAAACTATATGATGAATTTTGTAGGAGTTGCTTTACACGCCGCCGAGTTAATGGAAATTCACGATAAGCAAGGCCAAGGGATTCTTATGAGATTTGCCAAACTTTATACGCCGGAGAAAATGGGTAAGATCATTGAAACGGCCAAGAAATTCCCCTGGTGGCAAAAATATCCAACAGCGGCATTTATGAAGTCGGTTGGCATAGTTAATAAGCAGGAGAAAGAATGTCTTACGACAAAGACGGAATTACCTATAACGGGCTAGGAGAACCCTTACCTTGGGAAGCAGATAAGGTAAATAAACTTAGCCCTGAAGTAGAGGAAAAATTAAAACGACTGCGCAAGCTATATGCTTTCGCCCGTAAGCAGAATAAGTTTGAATGGATGAAGCGTATAGAAGCCGATGCTAAGAAGTTAAAAGAAACGGATGACACCTACGAGAGAGCTTTAGAGGTATTCTCCCCTAAGTCATAAATGGTTATAATTGAAATATGGAACGATTACGAGTAATTAACCTAGACGAACTCGCCTCATTCCGTGCCTACTTTCTATCCAACCGCTTGATTTTCCTGTTCTTATGTTCTATTATACGACTTAATGGCATGGATTGGAGATAATTTTGGTGAAGAATTGAAGGTTCATGTGGTCAAACGTCCTGATATGTGGGATGGAGTAGACATCTTTATTCTTCGTGCTTTTTCAAACCACAAAACAGAACTGGCAACGATAAAAGATGGTAATTTAGAGTTTTCGGAGCTTAAAGAGGGGGAGATGTGGCCTAGACCCACCATGCAGATACCGGAATCATTACTTCAAAAAATAATAGATGCTTTTTCTAAAGAAGTACCACCAACAAAGAAAGTAGAGCTGGATGCTGAGCTAAAAGCGACCAAATACCACCTGGAAGATATGCGAAAGTTAGTGTTTGAAGATCCAAAATATGAAATTCAAGAGATTAGTGGTCACCGACTTGCAAGAAATGAAAAATAAAAACGCTGTGTCACTAGGTAAACGAGGGGGAAAGGCTACAGTCAACAAGTACGGAAACGAGTATATGAAGGAACTATCCAAGAAGGCAGTTGAGGCTAGAAAACGCAAAGGGTCAGACCTGTTGCATCAAAGTATTTGACAATCGAGCGGTCGGTATGTTAATGTGGATATAGTTAGTCAACAATTCCCAACATGAACATTTTTAAATACCTCCACATCACCATCTTAGACGATCACATCGTCAAAGCCCGGAAATCCCCAGTACGCAGAACCAATGGACAGGTAGCAAGGAAAATCCCAGTCAAAGATATGGGAAAAGTTATTTACTACATTTACAAATAATATGCACCCTCTACAGCCATTCTACAAAGTATTCGACATTCTGAGAGATTTAAAAGAATCCGAAAACGAAATCAATAAAACCTGGGACGCTTATATGGAAGATGTAAACCAAGCGGCCATTAAATACGCGGCTAATCTTTGCTTACCTGCAAATGAAGAATATTTAGCATTACACAGCACCGGAAAAACTGGTGCAGATATTTTATAAATATGTCAGTCAATATTCACGGAAAAGAATACATCACAGTAGCCGAAAGGGTGCAGGAGTTTCATAACGACTCCAAAAATGAAACGGTATCAATTATCACCGAATTATTGCCCCACCCGACACAGGTTATCGTAAGAGCCATAGTCACCACTAATAAAGGAACATTTAGTGGTATCTCAGCGGCCAACCCTGCTAAACCTATCGAAAAGATGTCACCTTACGAGGTAGCAGAAACTTCGGCTGTAGGACGCGCTTTAGGCTTTGCAGGATACGGAGCAGTAGATAGTATCGCCTCAGCCGATGAAATGGTCAAGGCGGGGGCTACAGAGGTTTCAGAAGCATTTGATCAGTCCTCACCAGATATGCCGGACGTAACCCCGACAGACTTGGGAGTCTGTAGAAAATGCGGAGCTGAAAACGTAGTCAATCCAAAAACCGGAAAGATATTCTGCAAAGACAAATGTTGGTTAAATATAGCTAATAACTAAATTTATATAGACAGTTTAAAAGAAAAATGAAAAGAATAAACGAACTAAACATAACCATAAACAAGGCTTTAATAACCGAAGTACATCTTTCTTTGGAAGATGAAGGGTTGCAGATTTATGTAAAGGGTGATTTGCTTACGGATAGCAATAAAAAGGTATCTGAATTTAGTTTTTCAAGTCAGTTTTACTCTAGTAACAAAATAGAAGTTCCAATGGACATTCACCCTTATGCAAGGGAGATATTTGAAAGAATGACACCCGTTATTTATGAAAAGCTAGGGCAGTCTTTCAAGGCTTTGCCAAAAGGAAAATGAAATCTAAAAAACAAAAATGGTATTTCACTTTTGGAAGCGGTCAAGTTCACGACGGAAGATATGTAGTTATCGAAGGAACTTCTAGTGAAGCCCGTGCCAAAATGTTTGAAATGTTCGGGGAAGAATGGTCGATGCAATATTCAGAAGATCGTTGGAATAATCCCAATGAAGACTCGATGAAATTTCAAGGAGTTGATCCCAAATCTAAACCGACAATGGCTGATATTTGGGGTTGGAGGGAACTGAAATGAAAGACTTAACTAAATGCCCATGTGATGATTGTCTTAACTGGTGGAATAAACTCTACCAAGGCATTACATTACAAAAGACACCAGAACAAGCTAAGTGTTTTAAATACTGCCAATCTCAAATATTAGAGATTAATTTTGGAGGCCGTAGAGTCTCACAAGAACAAGTATGAAAAATACACTAGAAGAATTAAAAAAGGAATTTGAAAAGGAGTTTGATTATAGGAAATATCACGACTACCGTGGAGATGGTGCGGTTCCGGCAATAGATCCAGATGAAGCATGGTTATGGATAACTTCTGTATTTGAGAAAAGAGTTAGGGAAGACGAGAAGAGTAAAGTTCTAAAAATTATTGAAATACTTAAAAAAAATGAAATTTCTTTACAAGAAGACCAACCACTAGAGGGTGATTACAATGAAGGATACTTAGATAGCCTGGCAGATTTATATAGAGAAGTGACTTATCCTAATATGCCAAAGATACCAGATTCTCCAACAAAGGAGTATGGAGATTGGGCTAAAAGTAGGGATTTTGAATGGATATGCCATTGTGGAAGTTTTTATGATGGGAATGTTGAATATTGCATGAGTTGTGACTGTTATAGACCGTTAGGGAAAAAATGAATAAAGAACTTCCTAAAAATTTGAAATACCTACAAGACATAATGATAACAGGTATGTTTCAAGCCGCTATTTCGTATTTGGGTTTTAAGAGTAACTCTGAAGGATGGATTATATTTACGACTATAGTAGTTATATCAATGCAAATGTTAGTTTGGGTTAAGGCTAAATACTTTTATAAGATCTTAAAAGACTGAAAAATATGGATGACTTATCCAGTGACAAATATTTTAAAATAATAAAATGGCTATTGGGAGGAGATACTGGAGCCTCATCTGAAGCAATATGTGCTTATATGCTTGGACTTAAACCTGCAAATTTTGGATATATGGCCCCGTCAGATAAAGGCGACAGAGGTAGGTGTATTAGATTACTAAATTTATTTCCTGAGTGGTGGGATAGATTATATGAGATGAGTGATATTTCTGAGTATTGGGACGAACAAATACCAATAATTGAGAGCGAACGATATGTTTTATCTTCCTCCACCATTGAAAACAACACTGTTACTTCCCCAGTCTCACAAGAGCCATCTCCTATTATTGAGGACCACAACCCAAAACCAGAGGACGGAAAGGACTTTCCCCAACTTGGGGATTATTAAAAGTCTAATCTGTCCTCTGGCTGAGGAATAAATATGTATCAAAAACGCTTAACTCAAATCCAAAGAATCTACTACCTCTTACAAGACCGGAAGGAACTAGGGGTGCATTGTTACGAATTTGCAGATCTACTTCACATAACCCAACAAAACGCTAGAGTGTGGGGGCTTCGGAAGCAGTTGGGTTGTATCTGCAAGAACACCGATACTGTTCTCTCAAACTGTTTGGCCAAGCAACACATCATCAACAAAAACGACACTACTTATTTGATTGAGGACGAACAACCTACAGAAACTCCGAAAGCTGTAAACATAAAACCAGTCGTTACTTCTGAGCCATTTCAACCCAGCCTGATATGACCGGATCACAAATTAGAACACATTTATCAGAAATAATAGACAGCCTAGTATTGGATAATAATCCCACGGTAGTAGATGACGATCAACCAGATTTGTTAAATGACTCAGAGAAAAGAAATGGGGCGATAGACCAGCTAATTAAAATTATTGAGAATTATAGGGAAGATTTATGACTAGAAAACGTCACTCAATCCGGCTCACTTATACGATTGCCTATTTTTTCGTAGCCCTCCTTTTCTCAATCGTTATCGGTTCATTTATGTTTGAAAAGAACGCAGAAGCTACATTTATAAATCCCTATATCCATTCCGCTGAAGCCCCCATTAGTGAAACGGAAATAGGCACTAGTGGGGGTGACTTTAAGTTATCAGATGCCGTTGTAAAAACAATTGAGATTGTATTTGGTGAGGATGCAGAGTCGGCCAAGGCGGTGGCATTTTGTGAGAGTTCCAAGAACCCACACGCTAAATCAAAAATATCCTCAGCAACCGGACTCTTTCAGATCATAAAAGGTACTTGGAAAGGCTATAAGTGCCAAGGTGATCCCGAAAACGCATTTGATAACATAGTGTGTGCTAAAAGGATTTATGACGCTCAAGGTAGCTGGAATACCTCAGGAGGTTGGCAAGCCTCAGCTTACTGTCATAAACAACTATGAATAACGAAATAGACAGCGACCTATGGTTTGAACTATCTTATGCCAGTTGGTTAGTTGAACCAAGAGTGGCGTTACAAAGCATGCCAATGGAGTGGCAACACAAGTTTTTCGGTTTATTAGAGGAATTGCACAATACTGTCAGTTATCCAGAGGGTTATGAACAGTTGAGTTTTTCTGTTACAGCTAAAAAAGGAAATAAATATGTCAAACACATAATTCCTCATTATCGGCACAATAACTTACCATTGAAATGACCTATCTACTCATTTTCACCATAGGATTCTCAGTCGGAGCAGGAGTTACTTTTATTGGTTTTGCTTTACCGATTGATTAATGAAAACTAAAAACCCTCACCCTTGTAAAAACCCTGAATGTAAAAACATGACTAGGTTTGACCATTGTAAAGCGTGCGCTTTAAAAACAGCTAAAAGTTATATGGGTGATAAATTCTTTCATGCTAACCATTCCAAAACTGCGTAAGATCCGGGCGAGTCGTAAAACACTCGTAAAGAGGCTAGATCATGTGGTAAGTCAGATAGTCATCAAGAGGGACGGTAGGTGCGTGATTTGCGGTTCAACTGAAAAACTAGGGAATGGCCATCTATTTACTAGGACGGCTTACTCAACTAGGTGGGATTTGGTCAATTCAAACTGCCAATGTTGGAGTCACAACTACCTACATGAATACGACCCAGCCCCATATACGACTTGGTTTATCAAAAAGTACGGCATGAACGCTTATGAAACCCTACACCTTAAATTCGCAACGACTCACAAGTATAGTGATGCTCAATTAGTAGAGTTACTTGAGGAGTTACAAAAAGTACTAAAACAATATGAGTGATACCCTCGAAAATATCTATTACCTCCTCCAACATCCATTCGTGATTAAATGTATGGTAGGTTTCTTTTTAGTTGTAGTTCTTATTATTACTTTAATTGATTGGAAGACATCAAAATGACCCAACAAGCCAGAGAAGCAATTAAGGAGAAGTTTTACCAGAAATTCACCCCCAATTCTATCTATCCAGTAGAAGTTTGGGATTTCATTGACTCCATCATCTCCACCGTTGAGAAAGAGACGAGGGAGGAAATAAAAGAGAAAATTATGCCTAAGATTCAAAAATTTATTGATAAGGTGGAGTCTGGTAGAGCAAGGAGTGTGGAAACTTACGCTGATATGAAGGAAGTTAAATCAATACTTACCCAACCCTAACTATTATTTATTCACTAGATAGATATAAGACAAAATGAAAAATGAAGAAGGAAGACTAAAAAACCGTTACTTTGTCAGGGGAGACAATGAGGGTGGTTTTTCCTGTAATACGCCAGTAGACAAAAAAATACTCGGTTTTCTTGAACAGGAAAACTATCACGAAGTTGATGCAATTACCTATTATGAACTAGAGAAAAAGTGGCTAAGTGAGGGAGCAAAATGAAAACCAAATCAAACCAGCTAAAGGGAGAGAAGAAAGATTGTCGTTTTCAGTATGCAACCGACGGTTGGATGGGAGTAAAAATAATTGAGGACACAGACCTCATTACTAGAGAAGAAGCTGAAAGGCTTTGGGATAAATACTATCAAGATGCGGTCGAGAAACTACGGTCAGGAGATAAACCACAAATGGGTATCTGGATTAACTGTAAAGATGACGGTTTGTACAATGAAATGGATGAACATAAAAATATTGATTATAGGGACTGTGTTATAGAAAGAGGATTAATTTTTAGGCTTAAAAAGGAGTTAATTAAATAATATGACTTCCACTCCACCCACTCCAGGTAAAACTGGGGAAAAAATGTGGGCTTATGACAGACTTGCTGTTAGAGAATCTATGGGCGACTTATTTCCAGGACTAGTATCCTATACCAGACCAAAACGCCGTTTTCACTTAATTATGAAGGTTGATGGGGAAAAAGTTTTAATTCACGGGTTTAAAAGATTATTGAAGTTTCTAAAATATTGGAGAATGCACCATGACTAATTCCCTCTCTAAATGCTGTAAAGCTAAATCAACCGTATGTAGGATTTGTGCATTGGGTGAAAAATGGGCTATTGGTTGCACTCATTACTTATTTATCACACCGTATCCCAAAAATGATTAGTAAATACTGTAAAGCTGAAATATATGTATCGGGAGGAGAGATATGACACACCCAGAGTTAGTAAAATTAGCTTCAGGATGGGCAATTAGCCGTCACCTTATTGTAATTTCAGAGCGTGGAGCAATTAACGAAATACCCGATGTGGTGGGTATTAATTACAGCTATACGACTTTGATAGAGTGTAAAGTTAGCCGTGCAGATTTTTTGAGAGATAAACATAAAATTACCAGGCGGGATGGCGAATATTGTATAGGAAATTATCGTATCTACTGTGTACCAAAGGGATTATTGACTGAGGATGATATACCCGAAACATGGGGACTGTTAGAAGTTTACCCATCAGGGTTCTTAAAGCTAAGGACGAATCTTTACAAACACCAAAAGGGAGCAATATGGTGGCATGAAAATACTGTTGAAGGTTTACGGGCGGAAAGACATTTATTACTTAATCATTTTTTGTTTCCTCATGTCTAAACCAACTGTCCCCACTCCCAAACCCCAGCGTAAACCTATTGTAAAGGGATGGGAACAGGGATTGATTAAAATAATAGTTAAGTATTCAGGTGACAGGTTGAAACAGGGAATGGAGGTTGTTCCATTTGTAGATGAATTACTCTCCTCTCAACGAACTCAACTGATAGAAGAAGTGCAAAAACAACTTGAAATGACAGTTTTGTTTAACGAAAAGCAACACTTTGAGGATGCTGTTATTGATTGGCCGAGTGTAATTCGGGCATTTATTAAGTATTTGCCTGATACCATCCTAGAAACTAAAAAGCATGGATAAAAAAGAACCAAGTTCAACACTGCTCACCCTGTTTGGATACTTAATCTTTCTGCCGATGTTGGTATTCATGGTCAGTGTGGGAACTGTTGTAATCTGGAGCGTAATTGCAGTAAAGTGGATCATAAGCCTTTTTGATTTTATGCAAATAAAAGTAACGAAAGGAGGTGAGTAACATAAACAAATTAATAACCTTAGGTCTGACTTTTGGTCTGTTGTTTGCTGTTTCCACGGTTTCCGTTGAGGCCACAGTAAACCAGTGTCCCAAGGTCTGTACTAAGTACGAATACAAGTGTCACTGGGAAGGTTGGCATCTAAAATGCGGTAACGAGTGTGTGAAGGAAGAAAGGGTTTGTCCGACTCCTACTCCTACACCTGAAGTTACCCCAGAGCCGACCCCTGAAGTGACACCAACGCCAGAAGTTACCCCCACCCCCGAACCAAGAACGGATTGGGGTTCATGTAATGGGTGTGACCAGAAACCAACGGCCTATATGTGTCCGAATGGTAAAGTACTTGAAGTTCCACAGGCTCTATTTGTGCATAGAGCAGGGACTCAGGCTACTGTCACTTGGTTCCGCACTGCGGGAGATCAGGCCACTATCCTTTATAGGGAAACTGGACACGATAAATGGGAACACGCATTAAGAGACATCCAGAACAAAGACTGGAACTCGTACACCATTTACGCCCTGAATCCCGTATTGGGATATGACTTTGGTGTCTATCAACATCAAGGGTGTGGTGATGGCACTATTGCTGTCCCTGTGGTTGTAGATGACCCAATGCCTACTACTTTCGCTTTCTCACACTGGGAACTCGTTAAGTAGTATCTTGTACTCTACTCACTCTGTCCGGTGGGTAGAATAGAAGATATGAAAGAACTACCATCAGCAACTATGTTAGGGATGATCCCGCCACTTAATATTGACGACGAAATTAAAAGACGACAAATGGAGGAAGGCTACTCTAATGATGATTATGAAGATTTAACAGGTTACATGGAGCCTTACCGGAACGATTACGGAGACTTAAACCTATAAAAAGGTAAGCGGTAATTATTAACCGCAAGGCTGTTTTGAGGCTAATATCAATCCCCTCTTAGCCTTGGAGTAGGGGAGGGGACACCCTATTTAACCGCAATTTACTATATGCTATTATATGAATAACCCACCATGCCCACAGTCTACACGGATATACCAGGTATCACCGAACTTCAAAACGGTATTCTGGATTTTGTCAAAGACTGGGTAAAAACCCAAAAAACACCAGTTCCACAAAAAGAGATCCTAAAGAAGTTCGTCACCGGCGAAGTCAAAGACTTTACTGTTATTCACGCTATCAACGCACTCATGCGCCAGCAGTATTTAAGAAGATCTTTCATTATTTCAAACAAGACTTTTTATACGATGATGCGAACTGTATGAATGACAAATGGCCTATTGATAAACTCCACGAATGGGACAAGAACCCCCGGAATATCACCACCGAGGGGTTTTCTCGTTTAAAAAAGCAAATACAGAAATTAGGACAATATAAGCCTCTACTTATTACTCCAGATGGTGAAGTGATAGGTGGAAACATGAGGCTCAAAGCATACCGTGACTTAGGAGTAAAAGAAGCCTGGGTGAGTGTAGTCAACCCCAAAGACGAGAATGAAAAACTAGAATATGCGCTGAGTGATAATGACCGGGCTGGATATTACGATGATGACCTATTGGCTAACCTAACTGCTGAGATGCCGGACTTTAATTGGGCGGACTATAGTGTGGATTTAAAAGAACCGACCAACTTGGGGGATTTACTGGATCAGTTCAAAGAGGTAATTGAGGATGAAGTACCTGAAGTATCAAACGAACCGGCAATATCTAAACTCGGAGAAGTGTACCAATTAGGAAGACACAGATTGATGTGTGGGGACTCAACCAAGATTGAAGATGTAGAGAAGTTAATGAACGGACAGAAAGCGGATATGGTGTTTACTGATCCGCCGTATGGAATGGATTTAGATACGGACTATTCAACTATCGGTGGCGGTGAAGGAAAGTCAAAGAAATATGAGAAGGTGATTGGTGATGACAAACCTTATGACCCACAACCATTATTCGGTATGTTTGGTTATTGTGATGAAATACTATTATTTGGTGCAGACTATTATTTGCCGAGAATACCTCATTGGGACAAGGGAACATGGTTGATATGGGACAAACGAGAAACAGAAAACTACGACAAAGTAATCGGGAGTTCGTTTGAGGTATTGTGGTCGAAAAAGAAACGCAGGAAAGAGATTTTGAGGTATGAGTATGTTAGTTGGGGCAAACGAATGGAAGATGGAGAGAAAGTCCATCCAACTATGAAACCTGTTACTCTACTGAGCCGAATACTTAGAATGACAGATGGCGAGTTGGTAGTCGATCTCTTTGGTGGTTCTGGTTCTACTCTCATTGCCTGTGAACAAACCAACCGCACCTGTTTCTGTTCAGAAATTGACAATAAATATATAGACGTTATAATTAAGAGATGGATGAAATTCACTGGGAAACGAGCCTACAAGATAATAGACGCAGACGGAAATCCTTGCAACATACCTGTCCAGTTTGTAGACGAGTCTTTTATGGATGGAAAGACATTACAGGAAAGCACGGAAGCACTGTCAGAAGAATCGCAAAATACTGTTCAAAAAAATGTTGGTCAGTTAGAGCAACCATAATTAACCACTGTCTAATTTGTAACAATGAAATTAAAACATCAAAATCCGTTAACCAAAAATACTGCTCAATGGATTGCCGAAATAAAAGATATAAAGAATTGGTTGGTGTTTCTGCAACAGCTTGGCGAGGAAGCAAAGCAAGTTATTCAGCAATACACAAGTGGCTTACTGCTACTTACGGTAAACCTACTAAATGCGATCAATGCGGAAGCGAGAGCTTTGTTGATTGGGCAAATAAGAGTGGTAAATATATTAGGGATAACAGAAACGACTGGCTCCATCTATGTCGGAAGTGTCACTTCTACTATGACGGCAGGGATAAGTTATTTCATCGCTAAGTTCATCGGAAAGGAGTCTGAATGGATAACGGAGACACCAGCCCTGTAAAGCAGGAAATTATCAGGGATGATAAAGGCAGATTCCCCCCCGGTGTATCTGGTAATCCCAACGGTAGACCTCTTAAAGAAAGGCTTATATCTGACAAGTTGCTTCAGATGTTGAAAGAGAAGCCTGAGTTGATTAATGCTATTGCTACCGTTTTATTAGAGATGGCGATTAAGAACAAAGATATGCAAGCTATCCGGGAGATATTAGATAGATTAGAAGGTAAGGCAGTTCAGCCGAATGAGTTGTTTGGTAAGGATGGGGGTAATGTAGTTATAGAACTTCTTAAATATGGATCAAGTGATAAGACTACCGTTTAGTTACGAACCACGAAACTATCAATTACCACTTTTAACAGCGATTGATGATGGTTTTAAACGAGGGGTGGTAGTTTGGCACAGAAGAAGCGGTAAAGACAAGACACTTATCAATCTGGTTGCTAAGAAGATGTATGAACGGGTCGGAGCTTACTATTACTTCTTCCCCACATACAACCAAGGTAGGAAGATATTGTGGGATGGTAGGGATAAGTCAGGTTTCAAGTTTATGGATCACATACCTGAGGAGCTGAGAGCCAGGACAGATAACACTCAGATGCTTATTGAAACGAAAAATGGGTCAATCTTCCAGATCATCGGCACAGACAAGATAGATTCGATTGTAGGCACCAACCCCATCGGGTGTGTGTTCTCTGAGTACTCCCTTCAAGATCCTTCAGCGTGGGACTTTATGCGGCCTATATTGGCTGAGAACGGAGGGTGGGCGGTGTTCAATTATACGCCTAGAGGTGAGAACCACGGCTTTGAACTCTACCAGATGGCACTACAAGACCCGGAGCATTGGTTCTGCCAACTACTCACAGTAGAGGACACCAAGGTCATCCCAGAGGAGGTACTCGAACAAGAAAGGAAAGAGATCATATTAAAAGACGGAAACGATGCACTATATCAGCAGGAATATATGTGTTCCTTTAACGTCCCTATTGCTGGTGCTTACTATGCTTCACAAATTATGAAAGCAGAGAGTGAGGGTAGAATTAGCACCGTCCCTTACGACACAGCGCTCATGGTTGATACCTATTGGGATTTAGGAATTGACGACTCAACCACAATCTGGTTTGTGCAGATGCTCGGACAGGAAATCCGTTTGATTGATTATTATGAGAGTTCAGGAGAAGGATTGTCTCATTATGCTCAGGTACTGCAAGATAAGCATTATGTATTTGGACGGCACTTCGCCCCCCACGATATAGCTGTTAGGGAATTAGGGACAGGTAAATCACGCCTCGAAACAGCAAGAACACTAGGACTAAATTTTCAAGTAGCACCCATGCTGGCTATAGAAGACGGGATTGAGGCTGGTAGAAACATTATGTCCCGCTGTTGGTTTGACAAAACAAAGTGCCACAGGGGTTTAAACGCACTCAAGAGTTATCACAAAGAATGGGATGAAAAGAATAAGGTATACCGTAAGCATCCAGAGCATGACTGGTCATCACATGGAGCTGATGCTTTCAGAACATTTGCGGTCAGTTTGAAGAAACCCTATCAGCAACCAGCAGACTCTGGAGGAATTAAACCCTACTTCCCCGGTATTGGTTGAGTCGGATAGTTGCCATTACACACTTTGGGGTTGTATTGTTGGGATATGGATTCAGTTTTAGACCAAAAAGACCCAGAACTGTTAATGCTGATTAATAACAAAGAGTCAGGGTTTAACTATCGCAAACGCCGACAGCCGGATTGGCTGGAGAACTATACCCTGTACCGTGACAAAGTAGTCGTCAACCGGCTCATACAGCGTCAGTCGGTACACATCCCCCTGATGAAGCAGACCATCAGAACACTTCTCAAAGATGTTGACGATATGCCAGTCCTTTACTTTGAGAACTTGGACAATGACAAACAGGCAGAACTGTTTAAAAACGAGTATTGGAAGTACACCGTGGAGCAGAACAACATGGAGCTTCAGGATATTGTAGACAAACGCCAGGTATTCTTATTCGGTAGGTCTTTCGATCAGTGGCAAATTGAAGACGGGAAGGTCAAGATGACCATCCAAGACCCAGAAGACATTTTAGTCTCAAGGTTTACTGATCCATCTAACCTGCACTCTTCACGCTTCTTAATCCACACGCATATTTTTAAACCGCTGAGTTCGCTCCTAAACAACCCTGACTATGACCAAAAGGCCATTAAAAGACGGATGGACTTCTATGCTACTGATATGGGGTTGATTCGAGCCGCGGCTAACAATGAACTCATGTCCGAGAAGAATAAGAAAATGGCCCGGATGGGAGTACCTGACCTTGAAAGCCCCATTTTAGGTGAGACGTATGTTGAATTGACCATGCACTTTGTCATGAGAGACGAGGAAGAGTGGGAAGGTAAGACATATAAGAATCAGATCTTTTTATATGTCGAGGCAGACAACGAAGAGATCTTGATGAAGAAACCGCTAGAAATGGTAATCGGAACAACCAAGGATCATTATTGGCAAACTCACTATCCCTATTGTTCATGGGCGGATGATCTTGAGAGACAGGATTTCTGGAGTGATGCTATAGCGGATATTGTCAGAACACCGAATAAAGTCATTGACACCTTCTTCTCTCAAGAGGTAGAGAACAGGACACTCAAGAACTACTCCATGACCTTCTTTGACTCAACAACTGAGGGATTCCAACCACAGACCTTTGAAGCCAAACCTTGGGGCTTTTATCCAGTCCCCGGTAAGCCTGCTGACATTCTACAAAGGGTAGACATCCCCGACCTTTCAAGCTCTAGGGAGGACATGGAGTTTATTATGGCCATGATCGAGAAAGCCACCGGTGCTACAGCTACCCAACAAGGCGCGCAAACAGAACGCCAGGTGACACTAGGTGAGGTGAAATTAGCCTTAGGAGAGGCCAAAGAACGAATCAAGGGTATGAGCAAGTTCTACACTCCAGCATGGAAACAGAGGGGGGAGATGTTTATTAAACTCTTGGAAGCTGGGGCAGACAAACTCGACTCTGTAAAGATCTATAAGAAAGGCAGACAGAGTAACAACATCTACACTCGCGAGATTACACCTGAAGACTGGCGCTCAGAAGCTGGTTACAGATGTAAAGTCTGGTCACAGGATGAAAAGAACACTCAGGATACGGATGCACTACAGAAACTCAACGCGGCTATGGCGAATATGCCTAACAACCCAAAACTAAAAGAGATCTTCCAGCGCAAACTCTTGGAATATGTCCCCGGAATTACTCCCGATGAGGTAAATGATATAATGGAGCTTGAGAAACAAATGCTTGAAATGCAACCGGCGCAGATTGACCCAGTTACTGGCCAGCCTGTAGCCCAGCAAGTCCAAGCTCAAATACCTCAACCCAAACCCCCAGTACCTACAATCCAAACTCAAGTATGATGGACGAACTACTAAAAAAGTATGGCGTGAAATATGAGGATTTAACCTCAGATGAGAAGGAAACGCTATTTACCTGGGTTGATGCAATCGAAAAGAACCAGCTCACGATAGACAAAATTAGAGACTACGTCTCAAACATGAAGGGGGTTGTAGAGAATGAACTGGCAACCACGGGACTGAATAAGGGTCAAGACACCTTGCTCAAAGCCAGACTGAGAAACTATCTCTTGTTGGAAGCATTTTTAACCTCACCTGAAAAAGCCCGGATTGCCCTTGAAAGAGCCGTGTCTGGGATTAAGAAGATTTGACACCCATTCATACCTATATGCTATTATGCATTTAATTAACCAAACCCCATAAGGGACGGCAACATGGCTACAGACAAACTCCACAAGAAACCCACCCAAGAAGAATTAGATGCTGGTATTGCAGAAGCAATTGAAGAAGTAGAGAAGTTAGAGGAACAACCAGAACCCCAACCGGAACCAGAGCCACAACCTGAGCCAGAACCCATCCCAGAACCAGAACCCAGGCCCGAACCGCAACCTGAAGAAGATTACAAAAAGAAGTTTGTTGAATCTTCACGCGAAGCTCAGATCCTTCACTCCCAGAAGAAAACCCTAGTCGAAGCAATAGATCAGGCAGGAGAACTCCCAGAGGTACAAGAAGACGAACTTGCTAAACTTTATCCCGATTGGGACTTGATGACCGACACCGAAAAGAGACTTACCCGTGATGCGGAGACCAATAAGCGCCGGTTAAGTTTGCTGACAAGCGTAACCAAAGAATTTAAAGACGCAGAAACGTGGAACTCTAAAGTAGAGGAATTTGTATCCGATCCTAAGAATCTAGCCGACAACCCGGAGCTGGAGGGTAAGGAAGAAGAATTTAAACTGTATGCCACCAAGCCCAGTCATAAGAACGCCGACTTTGATGTCCTTGTCGCTTCATTTTTATATAAAGAGGCTAAGAAAGTCACACCGCATAAGGGGAAGATGTTTGAATCCGGCACCGGTGGTCCTTCCCAGAAAGAAACCAACAACACCGGAAAGATCAGCATGGAGGAGGCAATTAAACTCCGTGAAACGAACTACGATAAGTATAAGGAATTTCTGAAAGCCGGGAAGATTGATACTTCTACTCTTTAAGAATCGCCCACACCCTTTGTCTGGTAATTCCCAAATGTTCAGCAGTATATGTCCGGGTGAAACCCTGACTCTCTATTTCTATTATTAACTCCTTAGTTGGATGGGAAAAGGTTAGCGTCTGACCTATCGCCTCAGCGTGGCATAGTCGGCATAACGTCTTCCCTTTATGCACTACCAGGGAGTTGTCTGACCCGCACTCAGTGCATTGGTTATTGTCCCGATTCATTATTCTGGACACCCAAGAAACTTTGGACATTGTTAATATTTTTACACATTGGCCTGTCGGAAGGCAATTGACAGCCTATTGTTTGGGATTCTATTATTGATACAGATAAAAACTTCCTAACCTCGATAAGAGACGGTAAAGAAATCTAAATTAAATTTTTTTACCAAACATGGCAGCATACTCAACAACCATCGCAGAAGGCTTCTCTCAAAAATTGATGAGAGAATTTTATGACCGGAATTTAGCTGACTCAATCGTCAACCGTGATTATGAGGGCGAAATTAACGCCATTGGTTCAAAGCTGAACATTTTAAACTTCGATCGGCTTTCAGAAAAGACCTATGCTAATACCGCAATGTCTGCCGACTCCCTGACAGAAAACAACGCTTACTTAACTATTGACCAGTACAAATCATTCTACTGGAAAGAGAAAACACTAGCCCGCTGGCTTTCTTATATCAAGAATCCGCATCCGACCATCGTTGACCAAGTTGCCAACGAAAGATCGAAAAATGTTGATGAATACATCTTTGGTTCTTACGCAGATGTCGGCGCCGGTAATAGAGTAGGTACTGATGCAGACGATGCTACCACTATCTCAGTAGTTGCTGACACAGGAGCATTCACCATTTCAGGTGGAACTCCAGCAGTCGCCGCTTGGGAAGGCCGAGGAATCAAATTC